CTCGTACGTACTACCGAACTGACATCATCTCTGACATCATAATCGTACTCGAAACCGAGTTGCTCTGAGAGCTTCTCCTCACGACTATACCACTCCATTTCATCACACAGTTCTGCTTCACCTGAATAAATCCAGGTGGTTGTTGTTCCGTCATTAACAGTGGTTTTACCTTTGCCAGGGCCTACAAAGACCCCAGGGTTATCTGTGATATCATGGACCAAGATCGGGTCAACAAGAACAGGATAGCTAGGTGACGGAAATTCCCTCCACGTCGCAAGAGCGTTTTCATCATAACAACGCTGTGCAAGGTAGAGTTGATCCTTAGAAACTTCCCAACGCCAGTCCAGGGGGGGATCAATCCCCATTCCACCCAGACTGGGATGGATAAACAGGTTACGGCCAGATAATTCACGGTCGATAGTTGTTTTCCATTTAGTCAGAAGCATCTTAAGAACTTCCTCACGCATCTTAGCATCCCAACAACCGTCCAATATGCGGGTAATATTCTTAACACGGAAACCAGATTCCTCAGTTTGAACTTTACTGATTCCCTGGTATAAGCCAGTCGGGAAGTACGGTATTGAAAACACCGACTTCTTCGACAGGCTACCGTTCACCCACACATTCGGAGCGTATAAATCACAAGTATAACAGGAACTATTGATGTTGATATAAGCATCATGGCAATAGGCCTTGCCCACCGAGGGCTCAAGACCAACACCTGAAGAAACAGAATTTTGAATCTTCCATTCTTCGTCATCACCAATATAATACATATCATCACCATTGACTAAAACTTGATGCATCATCTCTCGATAACACCCCAAGTCAACAATACGGAAAGTCTCAGGCACATACGACCATCTCCAGATCTTCTTTTCCGACTCATCGCCAGAATAGAAATCATTGTAAACCGGTTCTCTTTCTGCTGAACGAACAGCAAGGTAGACTCCAAGATTAGCCAAACAAAGGACTGGGAACGACAATATCGAACCCATCAGTTGACCATTTTCCTGGAGTCCATCCGGGATCTGCGGCTTACCATCAAATCTTGGATACTGAAGCATGTGTTTCCCCAAAACCTTCGCGTATATCTTCCTATCACTTTCAGGAAGACCACAAGTCAAACGTTCTAAT